ACGTATAAGTTGGATTCATATTGAGCCTCAACGCGCTCGGAGTAATAATAGTGTTTTACTATTAAGAAATGAAACTACATTTGAAGAGTTTACAGACATTCTTAATAAGACTAAACAGTTTGGAGAGCCTGGTTTTGTTTTCGGTAACCATCCATGGCAATTATATAACCCATGCTTTGAGATAGGGTTTATTCCAGTTACAGCAGATGGTGTATGTGGTGTTCAGTTTTGCAATCTAACATCTATTAACGGAGCTAAGATTGATACTAAAGCTAAGTTTTTAGATGCTGTTAAAGCTGCTACTATTATTGGTACCTTACAAGCTGCATATTCTGATTTTAAATACCTGAGACCTGCATCTAAGCAATTAACTGAAGGTGAGGCATTACTCGGTGTGTCTGTTACTGGTATGATGGACAATCCTAAAATTCTATTAAACCCTGATTATCAGAAGGAGGGCGCTGAACATGCCGTTAGAGTTAATAAGTCATGGGCAAAGAAATTAAACATCAATCAAGCCGCTCGGATTACTTGTATTAAGCCAGAAGGTACATCATCCTTAGTATTAGGTAGTGCTTCAGGAATTCATCCTCATCACAGTAAAAAGTACTTTAGACGTATTCAATGTAATAAACTTGATCCCATCTATAGACACTTTAAGAAAAGCAATCCACATATGTGTGAGGAGAGTGTGTGGTCAGCAAATAAGACTGATGATGTAGTTACATTTCCTATTGAGGTTTCTGATCATGCTATGATTAAAGATGACCTTACAGCGCTACAGCACTTAAAGTGGATTAAGTCTACTCAGCAAAATTGGGTAATACCAGGTACTACAGAAGTGAATACAAATCCTGTTGAGCATAACGTTAGTTGTACAGCTGTTGTTAAGGAGGATGAATGGGATAGGGTGTTTAAGTTTTTATATGAAAATAAAAAGTATTTCGGTGCTGTATCTTTATTACCTAAAACAGGAGATAAATTATATCAACAAGCTCCATTAGAGGATATAGTTGATGAAAAAGATGAAGAGCGCTGGAATACTATTATTGAGAAATTTAAATCTGTAAATTATAAGTCTTTTAAAGAAAAGGAAGACACTACTGAAGTACAAGAGACTATTGCTTGTGGAGGTGGTGCTTGTGAGATTCCTGGTTTAACTGAAATGGTACCAGTCGTTCAACCTGAAGCTGAAACAGCTTAAGTTTTTTTCTTGGCTCCGTTGTATCTAGTTAAATCTAATTTACATAGAGGTTTCTCTATCTTTAGTTTACCTAAATAGTCGTTCTGTACAATAAGCTTACTACCGCCAACCACCTGTCCGTCGTAAACATCATAGATAAAGAAGACTGTCTTAGTAATACCTACACGTATAATGCGTCCAGGCTTTCCATCTACGTATACTGTATCATCGGTGTTATAATCATTCCCCCAAAATACAAAGAATCCTGCCGCTAGTTTTTTAATACTCGATTGAAATATTAATACTACCAGTCCTGCAATAAACATCCATCCATATTGTCCTATAAGTTGTTGAGCAGCTTGTTCTATTTCAGTAGGCTGTATTACTATAGCGATGATATTTCCCCCAAGTGACTCCATATATAAGTATTTAATTGTTTTCCGTAGAATAAGTAATTATACATGAAGAAGGTTATAACTGTTATTACTACGTATAAGAAAGAAATTGGTGGTTTATTAAGACATGCTGCGACAATTGCTGGTGGAGTCTTAATCGCAAAAGGAACATTAACTACTGATTCTTTTCATATGATTCTAGGTGCTTCTGCTAGTATTGTTGGTACAGGATGGTCGTTTGTTAATAAAGCCGCACATAAGAAGGAGATACATGTTGCATTGTCAACTGACCCTGTTTCCGGTGAACAAACTCGTGCATTTAATGCTGAAACAAAAACTTGGGAGAGTGCCTAACATTTTATACATTAGAAGATAAATATTTTTATGTCCTCAGGCTACTTGTATATTATTACTAATAAGTCTTGGCCAGGTTGGATAAAAATAGGGACAACTCGTAATCTAAAAACTCGTCTGCAAACATATCAGACGAGTTCTCCCTTTAGAAATTATGAAGTTATGTATTCTATTAAACATCCAGAATATCTTCAGGCTGAGCAGAATATAAAGCTGCAAATGAAAAGATTTGCTAAACGAATAAAGAATGAATGGTACGAGGTTGACATTGAAGTAGCTAAAGTAAGGTTAACAGAGCAATTAGATAATTATTTTTACGGAGAGTGTGATTTGGCCGAGTCATATGTAAAAGTGCCAGTCACTATGTATAAATAATTAGAATGACATTTGATCAGTTAGCAGAGGCAAATGAGATAATCTTACAAGAAGGGCCGTTTACAAATGCTCTAGCAGCATTAGGTATTTTAGGTGCTACTTTAGGTGGCACCGGGCAAGTACAAGCCAAAATGCCTACTCCAATAACTCAAGCTGTCAAGCAGGATCATTCATATTATGAGTATATTGCTCCGAGTGAAGGTAAAGGTAAAGAAGGTCGTCCCGGGTTTGCGTACAAGGACCATAAAGGTTACTTAACCGTTGGAGTAGGCCATCTTGTTCTACGTAACGATAGAGTTCTTAAAAGTGTTGTAGGTAGAGATTATAATGATATTGTTCGTGGTAGAAAGGCATTAACTGATAAACAAATGGAACAACTGTTTGATATCGATGTAAAATCTAAAATATCAGCAGCACAAAGTAAAATACCAAAATTTAATTCTTATCCACAATATGTTCGTAATGCTATTGTGGATGGATTCTTTAGAGGTGACCTTTCTGGTAGTAAAGATACATTAGCACTAATAAATCAAGGAGAATTTAAAGCAGCTGCTAAAGAATATTTAAATCATGCTGGTTATAGAAAGTCTAAAGCAAAAGGTACAGGAGTTGCTGGTCGAATGGAAAGAAATGCCGCAGCTTTTGCTACATTTGGTGGAGATGTTCCTACACAACCAGTTAAGACTGATTTTTATACCGTTAAACCAGGAGACACTCTTAGTAAAATAGCAAAACAGTCAGGAAAGTCAATAAATGATCTTATAAAGGTAAATAACCTCTCTAATCCTGATAAACTTCAAGTCGGACAACGGTTATCTCTATAAGTTTGTATAAATACTTATAATATGCAAACGACTCAGAAATTAGATGGGTATTTGAATGAGTATACAGACGAAACTATCACCGAAGTCACATCTACCGCAGAATTAACTCAAGTAGTTGAGATGGCGCAAGGATTACAAGACATGCTTACAGAAGACTACCCATTAGAGGATTGGATGCAGGCTAAAGTAACTAAAGCTGCTAATTATATTAAAGCAGTCCATGAACATATAACAAATGACTTAAGTGAAGATGGATTGACTGATAATAAAGATCACGTTAAGGTTTACGTTACAACTAATTAATATCAATGTCAAAGTCCTTTAAAACATATTTCGAAGATGCAAATTACTATAATGATACTTTGCATCCTAAATTCTGGGACGATTTTGTTTTTAGAGAGGATATATTAAAGCCAATTTTAAAAATTGTAGATAATTTTGTTAAAGACGATCAACATATTTCTCCTGAAATGGTTGAAGACATTCAGTTAACTGGATCACTTGCTAATTTTAATTATAATGATCATTCTGATTTAGATGTCCATATCTTATTAGACTTTGCTGATATTAATGAAGATGAGTCTATAGTAAAGAGAGCATTAGATGGAAAGAGATTTATATGGAACCTAAGACACGATATACAATTTAACAATCATGAAATTGAATTATATTTTCAAGATATTCATGAACCTCATGTGGCTTCCGGTCTATTTAGTTTATCTGATAATAGATGGATTAAAAAACCTAAACAAGACCCACCGGAAATAGATCATCAAGATGTTCAGAAGAAAGCTTTATCCTTTAAAAAAGAGCTTGACCTTTTAGAGGAAGTATTAGATAATATTAGTGACGAGAAAGAGTTTAGTCTGGTTAACAAGCGCGCTAAGAAGTTAAAAGACAAACTTATGAAGATGCGTCAGGATGGACTTGCAAGTAAGGGAGAATTTTCAGTAGAGAACTTAGCGTTTAAGTCTTTACGTAATGATGAGACCATAGCTAAATTAAATGACTTGATTATTAAGTCATATGATCTTATGTTCTCTAAAGATGACTTGGAAGAGAAAGATGGATTGGAAGAATGGGAGCGTACATTCTTAAGTGCTTTAGGTACACCAAATGGTAAAGACCGACAACATCAAAAGTATGGAGAGAAGCCACCGATAGGAATATGAGAACATTTAAACAATTTTTTGAAGATAACGGTACTGGTGATCATTTTTTAAGAGTAGATGATGAGCCATTTAAAAAATCTATACCTATAAGTGATGATGATTATAAAGAGATAAAACATTTATTAGCAGACCGTAGCAGTGTAGAAGAGTTAATTAATATTGTTAGTAGACAGTCTGCTTTAGACCCTACATGGGTTAAGTCTATTCTTAGAGTTATTCTCTCTCAATCT